TGTGCTGGATTTGTGTATGTCATTACAGATCTATCAAACCAAAAGAAATATATAGGTAAGAAACTTTTTTGGAAGATTCATAAACTTAAACCTTTAAAAGGAAAAGTTAATAAAAGACACTCTAAAAGAGATTCTGATTGGAGAGATTACTTTGGTTCAAACGAAGAAGTAAAATTATTAGTAGAACAAAACGGTGAACAAAGATTTAAAAGAGAGATAATTAGATTATGTAAGACTAAAGGCGAGATGACATATTTTGAGATGAAAGAACAAATTGATAAAAGAGTTCTATTTGATGATAAATATTATAACGAGTTTATTGGCGGAAAGATACACTCAAAACATGTTAAAGGAATAGAAAATGCATGAATATAAAGCTAAAGTAATTAAAGTTGTCGATGGTGATACTATCGATGTAGATCTGGATCTTGGTTTTGGTATATGGTTAAGAAACGAAAGAGTAAGACTATACGGAATAGATACTCCAGAATCTAGAACGAGTGATAAAGAAGAAAAGGTATATGGAAAAGCTGCTTCGGCTTTTTTAAAGAAATGGGTATCAGCTGGTGGAGTAAAGATTAAAACACACAAAGACGCAAAGGGAAAGTTCGGTAGAATCCTCGGAGAAGTATGGTGTTTTGATACTAACGTAAATCAAAAGATGATTGAAGAACACCATGCTGTAGAATACCATGGGCAGTCAAAAGAAGACATTGCAGAACAACATTTAGAAAATAGAAAGAAGGTGATATTGGAATGAGTTATTGGTTGATGGTAGTTATCTTTGCTGGTGTATATACAGATGGAACTCAAGAAGCTTATATATTTAAAGAGCCACATTATCATTCATTGAATGAATGTGTTAACGCAGCAAATGATCCGAAACAAATACCAGCATTTGCGAAGAAGTTGGTGACTGAATATGGTAGAATGATGGATATACAAAAGATCGTATGTGCCACTCAGGAAGACGTAATCAAGACATTTGGTGCTCAGTACGGAGTAGGGGAACCTGCGTAAACTACGTGAAATATTCAACGTCGATAACATTATCGACTTACTTGTTGATTTATTTCTATTATTATTTGACGTTATTACTTCGCCTGTCTTAATAATTATGAGATTAGTAAGATGGACTATTGGAAAATACTTCTTAGACGGATTAAAAGACAAAATCAAAAAATTAGTTCATTGGTTAAAAAATAAACCAACATGGATTAAATTACTAGTCATACCATTATTATTAATCACAACAGCGTACATACTTGTTTTTATGTGGATTATAGGTCAAGCCTTTGGTGAATTTATTATGGAAGAATGGGGTGGCGAAAAATAATTGTTTACATTTGATTAAATTTGTGTTATAATAATACTATTATTAAAGGAGTTACTATGGAATTTTTTCTAGGTTTTATTTTAGGTGCAGCTATCGTGTACGTTTTGTGGTACATTAAAGATAAGTTGAGTAAATTACCATGATTTTAATTGATTATAACGCAGTGGCTATAGGCAATCTTGTAGTCCAAAGATTAGATGTTGAAGAAAATTTATTAAGACATATGATCTTAAACTCTATACGAATGTATAGACAAAAGTTTCAAAATGAATATGGTGAAGTCGTAGTAGTTGCTGATGGTGCTGGTAACTGGAGGCGCGATGTATTTCCTCAATACAAATATAAAAGAAGAAAGAATCGTGAAGAATCAAAGATTGATTGGAACGAAGCTTTTAGAATTATTAATATGGTGAGAGATGAAATAAGAGATCACTTTCCATATAAAGTTATGCATCAACCAAAGTGTGAAGCAGATGATGTTATTGCTAAACTTGCTTTAGAAACTCAAGAGTTTGGTAAACATGAACCTGTTATGATAATATCTGCAGATCATGATTTCATTCAACTACATAAGTATGATAACATCAAGCAGTTCTCGCCAATGCTTAAGAAGTTTGTTAAGGATAAGAATCCAAGATTATATTCTCAAACACATATTTTTAAAGGTGATGGTGGTGATGGTGTTCCTAATGTACTATCTGATGATAATGTGTTCGTTGAAGAAAGAAGACAGTCACCTGTTACTAAAAAGAAAATAGACACATGGCTAGAAGCTGAAGATCTTCAAAAAGCTATGGGTGATACAATCTATAGAAATTACTTACGTAATAAAAAAATGATTGATTTAACAGAAACTCCTGATGCTATAAAAGAAGAAATTATAAATAGTTTTGAGAGTCAAGATCCTAAGAGAAACAAAGGAAAGGTTTTTCCATATCTTGTACAAAAACGATGTAAACGGTTGGTTGAGTGTGTTCAAGAATTTATATGAGGAGATATTATGAATAATTATGTACCTACACCATTGTTGGTGTGTGAAGTGATTCAAGAAGCTCAGAAGAAAAAGAAGAAAGAAGCCAAAATAAAGGTATTGAAAGATAACGAAAGTTGGGCTCTAAAAGATATTCTTAGAGGTTCATATGATGATACTGTCAAATGGAATATTCCTGACAGTAAACCACCCTACACACCAAATATCGGTCATAGCACCCCTTCAAATTTTTTAAAATTAAATACGCAGTTGAAGTATTTTGTTGCTGGCGGACAAGGAGATGCCATGCAAAAGGCCAAAAGAGAACAGTTGTTTATCCAACTATTAGAGTCTGTTGATCCAGAAGATGCCGAACTTCTATGTGGAATGATTCAAAAGAAAGAAATAACGGGTGTAAAAAGAAATGTAGTAGAGGAGGCTTTTCCAGGATTGTTACTCGACGCTCAGTAAATATTAACCTTTAACCTTTGGAGAGTATGTATGACCCAAGCTCAAATAGCAAGACTTCAGAATGATTCAAGAGAATTAGAAACTTTCGCGGAACAAATGAAACAAGAAGGACGAGTAGATTTGGTTGAAAAGATTAGAGCTAAGAAACGCCATGTGGACGAACATATTGAAAAATATACGGAAAAGGCCGCATAAAGGGTTTACAAACAATAGAAAATTTGATATAATTATATTATGAACATATTTATTTTAGATGATGATCCAGTAATCGCTGCAAAAATGCTTTGTGATAAGCATGTTCCAAAGATGATTGTTGAATCCGCTCAAATGCTATCGACTGCTCATAGGCTACTCGATGGTAGTCCCACTAAACGCAGATCACGATCAGGTAAGACCATACAAACTTACTATGAGTTTAAAGATATGCGTGATGAACTATATTACACTGCAGTTCATAAGTATCACCCCTGTACAACTTGGACTATGGAATCTATTGAAAATTACAATTGGCATTATGGCCACTTTGCTGCAATGGCTGATGAGTATACTTTTCGTAGAGAAAAAAATCATGCAACTTGGGAAAAACTCGGTATAATACTAGCTGCCCCACCGATAAATATACCGAAGATCGAAAGAACAGAGTTTGTGCAGGCTATGAGTCATTATCCCGAATGTAAAGTAGAAGGTGATCCAGTACAAGCTTATCGTAACTATTATCACAGAGCTAAACCATTTGCCAAATGGGAATGGGGTCGTGAAGCTCCTAACTGGTGGAAAGGATTTCAAGGTGCCGAATTACACAATACGTAACATAAAGACTAAAGAAAGTTTCATCGTAAACTGCTCATATATAGAACTACAAGAAAAATTAAAAGCCGATTCTGACTTAATTCAGATGTTAGTATTCCCAGCAGTTATCGGTCAAACTGGATCAAATTTAAGTAAGACTGATGACGGATGGAAAGATAATCTAAAAAGAATTAAAGAAGGTTCCGGTAAGAATAATACTATTAAAATATGAGAGGAACATAATGGTAAAAGTATCAACAATTGACATTGGCGGAGAAGTCGTTAAAGAAGATGATAGATATGTAGTTAAAGATAATAAGCTGCTTAAAAATCTTATACTGAGCTCAACAAAGTTAAATCCTAGTAAGAGTACTTCAGGTCATAAACATGGTGGTCAAGAAGAAATATACATATTTTTAGATGGTCATGGAACTATGGATCTTGGTGAAGAAACTATTGATGTGGAAAAAGGTGATGTGGTTCTAATTCAAGACGGCGTATTCCATAGAGTTCATGCTAGTGAAGCAGGTTGTGAGTTCATGTGCGTATTTGATGGTCAAAGATATGATCATGTCGCAGTTCTTGGTTACGACTAATGACAATAATGCCACTGACACAAAAGGTAATTGATGCTTTGAGATGTGTGCATGATCCGGAAATTCCAAACATAAGCGTATTAGATCTAGGACTAATATACGAACTAGATGTAAATGAAGAAGGTGATGTATATATTAAACATACTCTCACGAGTATGATGTGCCCCTTTGCAGATCAAATATGTAAGGATATTGAAGAAGCTCCGAAAGGAGTCGTCGGTGTTAGATCTGTGAAAAGAGAATTAGTTTATAATCCACCATTTACTATGGATATGGTTCCGGAAGATACAAAAATTATAATGGGTTGGGACTAGTGAAAAAAAGTAATCAACTTCGTGTAGCTCTAGATGAACTAGAGTACATAGAACCTGTAACAGAAAATCAAAAGAAAGCTTTTGAAGCATGGGACGAAGGTCATAACCTAGTTCTATCCGGTAGTGCAGGAACAGGTAAGACTTTTATTGCTCTTTATTTAGCATTTAAAAAAATGTTGAAATATGAACAGTACAATAAACTTTTAGTTATTCGTTCAATGGTTTCTACGAGAGATGGTGGACACTTACCTGGAACTAAAGAAGAAAAAGAAGAACCTTATAAAGCTCCATATAAATCTATTTGTGATGAACTGTTTGGCTACCCAGGAGCTTGGGGAAAGTTAACTACGACCAAATCAGTCGATTTTGAATCAACTTCTTTTATTAGAGGTGTTACTTTTGATAGAACAATTTTAATAGTTGATGAAATGCAAAATATGAATTTTCATGAACTCGATTCAATAATAACTCGAGTTGGGAATGATTGTAAGATTATATTTTGTGGTGATCAGCATCAGACAGACTTTACTCGTAAAGATGAGAAAGA